CGCGAAGTGAACGAGCGCCAGCAGGCGGCTATGAACAACTGCCGCCAGATCCGCTATATGCAGAGCCAGGCAGAGGCAGCACAGCGCCAGCGCCAGCGCATTGCGGAACTTGAAGCCGAGGAAAAGAGCCTGGCTGCGGAATACGAGAAGACCGAGCAGGGCGTTTACCTGTGTGAAGTTTTCGTAAAAACCAAAGTGGCCCTTCTGACCGAGCGAATCAACAGCAAGTTCAAGTCTGTGAGCTTCCAGCTTTTCCGGGAGCAGACAAACGGCGGCGTCGCTGACTGCTGCGAAGTTCTGGTGCCCGGCGAGGGCGGCGCCATGGTGCCGTATTCGACCGCAAACAAGGCGGCCGTGGTAAATGCTGGCCTGGAAATCATCGCCACGCTTTCCCACCACTACGGCGTCCGGCTGCCTATTGTGGTAGACAACGCCGAGAGCGTGACCGAACTTCTCCCTGTTGATTCCCAGGTGATCCGCCTGGTCGTGAGCGCAGAAGACGAGAGCCTGCGCGTGGAGGTAGACAAATGAACGAATCTTTTATGCGGAAGGTTTACGAGAACCCGACCGAAAACGTGATGCAGCAGGGATTGAATTTTTACAGCCAGCAGTTCAAGAGCCTTATCAAGACCTTTCCGTCCGCGGATATACCCATTTTCCTTGCGGCTATGAAATCCGTTCACGACGGCATCCGCGGCGTTTTGCCTGCGAATGGCCCGGAACTGGAAGACGACATTTTGAAGCACATCACCACGGTTGTAATTCCGTTTCCGGGAGGGGAGAAATGAGCGCCAAGGACAAAGACCAGGAGCCCGGCACGTTTATGATCCAGGCTTGCCGCTGCCGACGCTGCGGCGGTCTGCTGACCAGCAAAGAGGGCGTGAGGAACGGCATCGGCCACGTTTGCCGCATGAAGGCCCTTCGGGAAATGCCGGACCCGAACCAGGTAACGGTTTTTGACGTCCTGGGCGACAAAGAGGAGAACACACATGAAAAATAATTTTCCGTTCCGCACGCACTGGAAGAAGCCGGAGGAACCCAAGGCAGCCCCGGAAACTTCACAGTATCTGCCGCGGGCCGTTGAGCTGACCGTGGAGCAACACAAGCCGGAAGAAGGCCTGCGGGTGCTTCTGGAAGGCTTTGCACATTACTTCAACCGCACGGCGGAGGCCCTGGGGCCGTACCCGCTGGCAGATACCGCAATGTTGATTGTACTTTATACCCACATTGCGGCGAGCCTTTCTTACCAGGACCCGGCGGCCGCCCAGATGGCAGAGCAAATCGAAAAAGTTGTAAAGCTGCCGCCCGTAGATTTCTACGCGGCCAGCAAGAAATAAAAAATGGAGGAACACACATGAACGCAGAAAACACAGCAATGACCCCCGCAGCCGAAAACGCGGTTGTAGAAACCGCCACCGAGAGCATCGGCACCCGCTTTACCAAAAAGGTGCTGGCCCAGTTTGCCAGTAACACCGGCAGCCAGATTGCAGTAACGGAGTTCCAGCGCCGCCTTATCCAGGGGTACTTTATCCAGATCGACCGCGCCCTGGCCGTAGCAGAGGAAGCCCGCGTGGCGAAGAACGCCAAGAACCGGGACCACAAGTGGGACGAAACCCTCCCCGTAACGTGGAAGTTTGTCAATCTCCAGGACCTGGCAATGGACCTGGTACGCTACGCCCGTATGGGCCTGGATATGCAGTGCGAGAATATGTTGTTCCCGATCCCGTACAAGAACAACAAAACGAACCTGTACGACGTGACCCTGATGCCCGGCTATAACGGCATCCGCTACGTTGCCATGAAATATGCGCTGCACAAGCCCAAGGCGGACACAATCGAACTTGTTTACAGTAATGACAAGTTTGCTCCGCACCCGAAGGACAGCCGCCACCCGGTTGCGTCCTACGAGTTCGAGATCACGAATCCCTTCGACCGCGGCGACATTGTGGGCGGCTTTGGCTACCTCGAATACGACGACCCGACACAGAACGAGCTTATTGTTATGCCCATGGCTGCCATTCGCAAGCGTATGCCCAAGTACGCAAGCGCCGAGTTCTGGGGCGGTACGAAGCAGGTCTACAACAAGGAGACCGGCAAGAAGGAAGACACCACCGTGGAAGGCTGGCTGGACGAAATGTGCCGCAAGACCCTGATCCGCGAGGTTTTCAGCGCAAAGCACATTGTACGCGACCCTGAAAAGCTGGACGAAGATTACCGCGTGATGAAGGCCAGAGAGGTTGCCTATGCCGAGATCCAGGCGGAGGCCGAGATCCAGGAACAGGCCAACACGGTTCTGATCGACACGACACCGCAGCCCGCAGCGCCCGCAAGCCTGCCGGAGCCCAAGAAGACGATCCAGGTCGATGCCAGCACCGGCGAAGTTCTGGAACCCCAGGCAGCGCCCGCGGCAAAGCCCACCAGCCGGAAAGCAGCCCCGGCACAGTGGGACGTTGCGGAGCCGGATTTTTAAGTGGACATTCGGCCCATTGCCAGCGGCAGCAGCGGAAACGCCTATTGGATATCCGACGGCAAAACCCCGCTGCTGCTTGATGCTGGCATCCCGATGAAGGCAATACAGATAGGATGCGGATTCCGTGTGCGGGAGTTGGGCGGCTGCTTTATTACGCACTGCCACGGAGACCACAGCAAAGCAGCAAAAGACCTTCTGCGCTACGGCGTGGACGTTTACACGGGCCAGGGCACCGCAGAAGCCTGCCGCCTGGAAGGCCACAGGCTGCACATTACGCGGCCGCTTGAACAGTTGACGGTTGGCACGTTTCTGGTTTTGCCTTTCGATGTGGAACACGATGCGCCGGATTCGCAAGGATTCCTTCTGGAATCTACGGCGACCGGAGAAAAGCTGCTGTATTTCACAGATACATATTACCTGAAATACAGATTTTCGGGCATTACCCACATACTCGGAGAGTGCAACTACACCCGGGAACGAGTGCAAGAAAACCTTGCAGAAGACACGCTGCCAACAGTTCGGGCCGCTCGGTTGATGCACAGCCACATGAGCCTCCAACACCTGGTTGAATTTTTGGGTGCAAGCGACCTTTCGCGGCTGAAACAAATCTACCTCGTGCACCTTTCGGCTGAAAATTCGGACGAGGCCGAAATGAAACGCCGGATTCAGCGCCTTACCGGCGCGGAAGTGTACGTTTGTTAATTTCTACGATGGAGGACGACATGGCCGGGGTAAAAATTGAACAGGGGACCTTGACGCACCGAAAAACGCTGCGCCTTAAAGGCCTGCTGGGGATAGGCGTCGCCCAGGCGGTCGGCCATCTTACAATGCTCTGGGTATGGGCCGCGAACAGCACCAAGGACGGCAGCCTGGTGGGAATGACGCCGACGGAAATCGCAGAGGTTTCCGGGTGGGCAGGCGAACCGGCCGACTTTCTGGCGGCCATGATAGATGCCGGATACATAGACGAAGCACCCGGCGGTTTCCGGCTCCATGATTGGGCCGAAAACACAGGACAGATTGAAGCAGAAGCCCGCCGGGAGGCGGCACGAGAACGGCAACGGAGATTCAAAGAGCGAAAGCGGGCAGAGAAGGCCGCAGAGGCCGCGAGAGCGGAGGCAAGCAAAGTGCTTGCACCGCAACAAAAGCCGCTTGTCGTGGCCCCGCAGCCGCCGCAGAGGACGGAACCACGCACGGACCCAGAACTGGCCCGGGCTGGACAGTTCTATTTGAACAACATAAACCCGACGCCGCCGCGCTGGG